CTGAGCACTGGTCTGCAAGCTGGACGCCGGCGATGGTCAGCGACGCCGGCTGGGAAAGGTAAGTCGTTGCCGCCATTTGGCTAGCTCCTTTGCGTTCCTACTCGGACGGTCAGATCATACGTCGGGACTTCTTGCCCCCCGATCAGCATGATCCCTGGGATGCCCCGGATGAGGCTGATACTGCTGTTCATGATGGTGTCAGCAGTGGTGATGAGGTAGTCGGCCGCGTCCTGGTTGCCCGGGGGAGCGGCAAGGATCTTGATGCCGATTTCAATGTCGGCAATGTTGCTGTTAAAACAGGTGAACGTGGGGGGCTCGATCAGGACGGTGATCGGACGTGCGTTTCGCACGTCAGTCACGACCTTGAGCCCTAGGGCGCTCAGTGACGCCACCAGAGTGCTTTGAGCGTCCGCAAAGATGCCGGAGGCAGTCACGCTACCTGTGACCTATTGACGCCCAGCAAACGGTTGATCTGGCCGCTGGATCCGAACGGGACCGGGTTGCCCATCTGCTCAAAGGACGCGAATGAATCGACGCTGCCGCGCTCGCGGTACAGGCTGCCGGCGAACATCACAGTGCCTAGCTTCACGTCACCACCAGGCACCGTAGTCAGGCTGTCGAAATACCCCGCTTCCCGCCGGCGGCGGTAGGCGTAGGCGTTGGCTGCAGACACACAGGTGGTGATGAAAGCCGTGTCATTGGAAGTTGCAGAAGCGATGCCGAGCCATGCCACGACATCGGCGTCAACGATCCATGTGCAGACCGGCGTTGACGTGAGCGTCCCCGACACAGGCCCACGCGCAACGTCGGCGTGCGTCTTGGCCATGAGCAGCTGATTGAGGATGATTTCTTCAGGATCAAAGATCCAATCGCCCTCATCATCAACGCCAACGTAACGAAGCGTGGGAACGTCCAGCACTGTGTAGGTGCCGTTCAGCGTCGCTCCCAGCCCAGCCACCGTGACTGACTGCCCGATTCCCACATCGGTCCCTTCGAGGGTCTGGACGACTAGATAGTTGTCCGTGACCTGGCGATGGGTGATGGCGTAAACGGGCATGGGCAGTCAGTCAGGTAAGCGGCTTACTAGACCAGCGCCATCTTGACGAACTTGGACGAGTCGATCATGAGGGTTGCGAAGTACCCCCGGAACGCCAGCGTCGTGCTGAGCTCGGCCGGGTTGCTCGCCTGAATGGCGCCCTTCTGCTGCTCGTAAATCTCGAAGCCCGAAGCGTCCCCGATCGCCATGAAGTCGGCGGGGAAGTTGCGGTCAACGACCACGGACAGCCCGAAGGCGTTACCCACGGCCTCAGTGACGCCCAGGTTGCCAAAGGCATTCATGGGACCCACCTGCGGGAACAGCGGACGCTTGCTGTCGTCGCTCAGCTGCACCAGCCAACCCCAGCTCTCAGGGTTGAGGAAAATGTGGGTCGGCAGGTTGCCGTTGGCCGAGCTCAGAATCGTCCGGGCGGCGCCGGCGATCCACGCGGCCCACACGGCAGGCTTCAGAACGTCGTCGGCCTCGAAGTTCCTGGTGACGGTGATGCCGGACGCGAGAGCGTCAGCGGCCACGTCGTCGGTCTGGTTGGCGTAGATCCGGGCCATGTCGTCAAGCAGCACGGTCAGGATTGCCGGGTCAGTGAAGTCGACAGCCTGCTCGCTCAGCTGGACAAAGCCGCCGTAGGTGTTCTTGGTGACCTGGTTGTCAGTCACGACCAGCGTGCCCTGAGTCAGGTTCTCGTTCTGGTTGGTCTGAATGCCCATGCTGGTGTGGGTCGTGACCTCGGGACGGATGAACACCTTGCCGCCGCCGGGCATGGCCCTAGCGCCAATGGCGTCAACCACCGGACGGTTCCCGATGAAGTTGTTGTAGACCGGACCCAGAATCGGCGTGGGCAGGATGCCCGGAACGTCGTTAGTCACCACGTCCGGGGCAGCTGCGCGAAGGCGAGTCTGCATCCGGTCGAAGTCGGCGCCGCCCTTCAGGAACGCGCTCAGGTACTCGACCGCGCTGGGCAGCTCAGGCTTCTGGGCAAAAATGATGGGGTTGGTGGGGATGGTGGCCTCTGCCGCGACGGGCTCGGCCTTCTCGGCTTCTGCCATTTCCTCTGACTCCTGCTCGGTGTTGTCGGTGTCCTGCTCCTGCTCAAGCTCCACGGTTTCCGTAGGCTCGGTTGCCGCAACCTTGGTGATCACGGCTTCGCTGAACGCCGGGACGGCGACCAGAGAAAGCTCGACCAATGACGCCTCAGTGACGGTCATCACGCCTTCGGCATCGGTCGTGAACTTGGTCGGCTGGGCTCCCACGCTTACAGAGTCGTAAGCGCCAGCCTTCAGCAGTGCCACGGCGTCGCGGCTTGCCCTGGTGTCTGCAAGAGTGGCTTCAAACTCCAAGCCCTCGTCAGTGTCCTGAAGGGCGTTGACCACGCCGCGCAGCTGCGTGAGGTCGTGGTTCTCGATCAGCTTCGCGGGCTTCTGCGCGGTGTCGAATGCTCCACGCGCAAACCGCACCTGCTGACCATCGGAGACAGTCGCAACCGTGTCCCACGGCACAGCAATGCCCGCGATGCGGGCCGGGCGCTCGGCGTCACCAGCCTCAGCGGTGATCAGACTGGCATCAGCGTCAAACCGAATCACGCTCAACCTCGATTTCCTCGACTGGCCGGACTTCCGCCGGCATTTCCTCAACCTCACTGAACTCGTCCAAGTACTCGTCCAAGGCGAACTCGACGTGCCTGCCCCGGGGAAGGATGTCATCCATGCTCAGGCGCTCCTGAATGGCGTGCAGGATGGGCCGGGCGCCGAACAGAATCAGATCCTGCCGGGCCTGCTGCGCGTTGGCGTAGGTCATCCCGCTCTGGTCGATGGCAAGCAGGTAGGCGGGAATGTCCATCAGCCTGGACAATTCCTTCGTCTGATACTCGCGCCCCTCCACCAGCTGCAGCTTTGACGGGTCAACGTCGAACGACTCAAAGCTCACCAGCTCGTTAAGCGCGCCAATGGCGTTCGTGCGCCTGTTGGCTGCCCATGCTGCGGCCATCTCAGCGAGCTCGTCGCCGCTCATGGGCTCGCCGCCCTTCTGCTGCAGGTAGCCGGCGGCAATCTCGTTAGTGGCGAAGCGCTCTGCCGACTGATCGAGCCTCAGCGCAATCTGAATTGCGCGGCGCCCTTGGTAAATGATGCCCTGGGACCCGCTGTGAAACTGCACCAGTTGGGCCACGTCGAGCGGGATGCCGTTGAAGTTGACCTTTTCCGCAGGCCCGAACCATTCCGGCGGCGCGTTGTCTGGCGTGTCACACAGGTTGGCCGGCAGCCACTGGAAGGTGGCGGGGTACCCAGTTGAGTAACGGCTGGTGATCATCCAGAAGGCGCGGCCATAAAGGATCAGATCCCGGGCGGTCTTGGCCATGATGAAGTTGCGCGTGGTCTTGGGGTCGGGACGATTCATCCACGACTCGCCCTCGACGTAGAGCTTTTCGTACTCCTGCCCGGTCCACTGCAGGGTGTAGCTCTTGATGTTCAGCGTCGCCGCCACGGTGGAGAGCAGGGAGATTGCTCGGGCCACCGTGGGGACGCTGAGGGCCGCTTCCTCAAGGGCACCCACACTGTACCCGAGGAAACTTCCGCCCTGTGGAGCCCCAGCAGCCGCCGCGACGGGCGCAGAAGCGAAAGCAGGCGTCGCCTTCACCTTCTTGAAGAGCTCCATAGGTGAATCGTCCTCCGCGTCTTATGTAATTACAAGGGCTGCGGCATAAAGATACGATTTGATACCCATGAGGGGCAGCGGGGGAACCGACTGCCCCCCACAGGCGGCGCTTATGTTACCTGCCGAATGCGATGGCAGGCTTGGCCCTCAAGGTGGGCTTGGCGATCAAGGCAGCCGCAAAGATCATGCACCTGGCAAGTGTGATCGGGCCGGACGACTTTTGGGAACTAAGTGTGTAGCCGCGTGGTGACTTGACGCCTACAGCTCGACCGACATGCTCAGACAGCATGACCTCCCCGGTGTGAACAATTCGACCTTCCGTTATCAGTTGCCGAACCGTGCCCGTGTAGGTGTAGATCTCAGAAGTGCCGACCTGCACCTTCTTGCGATCCAATTCAATCGG